CATGCCGCCCAGCGCCGGGATGAAGCCCGTAACGATCTTCCCGCCCGCCTTCACGGCTCCCATGCCGAACTGCGCGAGGTACCCGACGGAGAGGATCATCTGCGGGTTGACTTCCTTGAAGAAGTCGAGGACGTCGACCCCCATGACCCCGAACATCTCGAAGCCGCCGATGGACTTGGTCAGCCGGGACGAGAACTTCTCGAACCACGTAGTCGAATTCTCCGTCTGCTCCCCGATGTAGTCCATCGCCTGCCCGGCGGAGACGGTGCTCTCCCGTACCGCCTTGATCCGCTCCTGATTCTGGCCCATCGCCTTGCTGAACTCGATGACCTGCGAGCCGCTCATGTCGAGGCTGAGACCCATCCCTTGAAGCTGCTTCATGAACTCATTGGCTGCGAACGGGTCCGTGAACCGCTGGAACTCGTGCGTCAGGCCCCCCAGCAATTCCTCCCACTTGCCTTCCCGCAGCATCTCGCGGACCTCGACGTTCGTCCTCCCGAACGCGAGCATCGCGGTCTGCATACCCTCTTGGCTGTTCTTGGCGGCGGCGATCATCACCTCACGGATGGCCCCGGCGGACTTCTCGAAGCCGTCGGGCATCGTGGCAGCAACGGAGTTGAGCGCGTTGACCATGTTCTGCTGCTCCGCGACCGTCGACTTGTAGAAGGTCGTGCCCAGCTTCTCGATGTCGGAGATGGTCTGTGTAGTCAAGTCCTGCATCTGGACACGCCCGGTACGAGCCTGCTTGAGCATGGTCGCCATCATGCCCTCAAACTCCTCTTGACTCGCACCACCGACTCGGGTGGCCTGATACGCGAGTTCCGCGAGGCTGTCCGTGGACATTCCGGCGGCGATCCCAACCGACGAGATACCGCGCGCGAGGCTCTCCGATTCCTTCGGGTCGAACTTCAGCGCGGCGAGGTCCGCCATCGCCTCGGTGAACGCGGTCAGCGGGACACCTTCGAGGCCCTTCGACGCCTCGATAGCCGACCGCTTCACGTCTCGAAGCTCCTCGCGCGTGAGACCCCACGTGGTGTTCATGCGGTTGAGAGCCGTCACGAAGTCGTCAATCTGGTCACCCTGCGCGGCGGTGAAGGTCTGCGAGACCCCATCGTACAGCTTGCTGGCGAGGAGCCCGGCACTTTCGAGCGCCTTCCCCATCGCAAGGAACTTGACCGGCGAGGCGACCTCTCCCACCTCGCTGTACGTCTCGACGGTCTGCTTGCCCTCTTGGTTGAACCTGTCAACGTGCTGCGTGGCGCGGCGGAGCGCCGGGACGAACTGACGCTGCATCTGCAGTGGCAGGGCCACGGAGACGGCCTCCGCCTTCTGTAGTTGAATCGTCATGTCGTTGAGCGACTGCTGGTACTTCTTCGTGGCCGCCGGGTCGACACCGATCATGCCGGACGCCTTGAGGTTCTCCAGCGTCCGGGCAAGCTGCTCCACCTCACCCAGCGCGGTCGTGAGCGCCTTCCCCTGCGCGGCCTCCGACGCCATCCGCGTCCCTTCTTCGAGGGCCGTCTGAAAGACAGACTGGACGTCGGTGGGCAACTGGCCCATGACCTTGTTGCTCTCGGCAATCTGCTGCTGCATGAGACCTGTGACGAGCGCAATCTTCTTCGGAGCCGTTGGGTCACCCTGAAGCTGAAGCTCATAGAGCTTCTGCATGGCGAGGTTGAGATTCTGAAGCTCGGACACCGCCTCGGCCATCCGGGGCGCGAGCGGGGACTTCTTGGTGGCGGCCTCCAGACCCTTGACTACGTTCTTCGGCAGCACCACCTCACCCGGCGTGAGGAGCGCGAGGACCTCGTCGAGGTCGCCCTGTCCGGGGACAACACCACCCGTCTGGAACCGGGGCAGCTTCTTGAACAGGCCCAAGAAGTCAGGCGGCTGCACCTGCTCCTTGTACTGCTGCCGGAGCGCGATGCTCGTGTCGAAATACTTGTTCCGCTTCAGCGGGATCGTGGGGGTCATACGCATCTGCGCGCGGTTGAGGAGCCTCGCCACGGTCCGCCGGACGGAACTTTCGATGGAGCGTAGTGACTTCGGGGGAAGCTGCGGCTGGGCCTGCTCCGCCGTGCCGGTGACCTTCTGGAGCATCTTGGCGAAGAAGCCCACGCCCCCGGTCTTCGGAACCGGGGCGGCCTCGGGGGCCTTGAGCCCCTTCACGGCCTTCTTCACCACCTGCGTGTACTCAACGGTGGCCTTGATCGTGAGCGGTTGGACGATGGGCTTGATCTGCGCCTTCAGCTTCTTCAGCGCGTCCGTGTACCCCTTGCTCGCTTCCTTGGGCAGGCTCTTGAAGCCGTCGATGACCTGCGCGAGTTGGGTCAGCCCCTTCGAGGCGGACTTGGACGCGCGGACGTTCAGCTTCTCGATGGACTTCGTCAGCCGGTAGTAGTCCTTCTCCGCCTTCATCAACGCGGGCGAGAGTTGGTTCTCCACCTGCAGATAGAAGCCGATGGCGTCGTCACTGAAAGCCATCACCGACCCCGTTTACTCAACGATAACAGCGGGCCTCGGTTGTCGACCAAGACCCGCTGTCACCTCCTCTTGACTCTGGCCTGTGCTGCGAGCTTCTTCGCCTGCTGTTCCTGCAGACGCTTCTGCTCCATCAGGTCCTCATACCGGCGGTTCACATGCCATGCAAGCTCCTCGAAGTCCATCTTGCCGACATACTCGCCGGTATACCCATGCCCGTAGTTGAGCAGGAAGTATACGTACGTCCGGAGCGTTTCGAGGTCACAGACGGGTTGGCCGAAAAAACTCTGCCGTGAACGGCAGCATCATTTCGTTGGCCGCGCCGCACGCTCGACACGCGGGATAGACGCGCAGGTCGATCCCCGGCTCGTTCTCCTCGGTGGCGATCCGCAGCCGCGCGAGGTCCGTGGCCGACAGCTTCCGGACGAACAACTCCCGCTGCCCGATGTCCTTCTCCTCACCTCCGATGCTCACGATCTGCACCGCGAACCGGTACAGGTACGACGGGTCGCTCCCGTCGACGGACTGCATCATCATGCGGTGCGCGCGCTTGACGACGCGGTTCTCGTCCTTGCCGCGCAGCAGACGGAGCGCGACGACCACGCCCTCGTCCGCAAGCTCGACCTCGAAGGGCTCCCGCAGCATCCAGTCCTCGATGCCCGCGTCGAGCTTCTTGACCTGCATGTTCTCAGGTGTCTGCTCGTCGAGGTCTTCGAGGATGTTCAGCGGCGGATTCGTCCGCTGCATGGTGTTGCAGAAGCGGCACTTGAAGTCGAACGTGTACGTCGGCCCGAACGTGAGCGTCCGCAGGGCGAGCATCAGCGCCATGCGGTCGGTCATCAGCAGGTCTTCGTGCTTGTAGTCGTTGGGGAGCTTGACGCAGTTCTTGAGAATCGCGTCGATGCGTTCGAGACCCTGCGAGCCTGATGTGAGAAGCTGAGACTCCTCGGTCGCTCCCAGCTTCCGGACCTGCACGACGCCGTCGGGAATCTTGTCGTCGTACAGGATGCCCCGTGAGGGCAACTTCACTTCCTGATACCCAAGTTCAGCCATCGTATACCCCTCCGTTGAAAGAGGACAATGGGCCGGGCACCGCGCCCGGCCCGTGACTCACTGACGTATGGCCGATCCGTTGGACCGGCGCTTAGACGTCGAAGCCGTCGCCGGGGTACGCCTTGTCGATGGTGAAGGTCACGGTCACGTTGATCGTGTCCTCCCCCGTCAGGTCGGCATCGCCCGGATCGAAGCCCGAAGGCCAGATGCCGATGATGTCGTACCGGCGGATGTGCTCGCCGTTGGGGGCGAACAACTCGACCCAGCCGTTCTTCTTGTACCCGGACGCGAGACCGATGACCCCGGTCCTCGGATCGTAGACCTGCATCGCCCACGTCCAGAGGATGTTGACGAGGTTCCGGTCCGTGTAGTCCTTGTACACGACCGACAGGTCGTCGAACGTCGGCAGGCCCGCGAACTTCCGGCGCTCGTTCACGTACCCGACCTCGATGATGCCGTTGGTCCGCTTCGGGAGCGGGAACGACATGAGCGACAGGACGAGGTCGTCGTCGCCGTCGAGGTCCGCGATGTGGAGCACAGCGTTGTTGATACGCTGCGGCTCCCAGTTCGCCTTGCCGACGTGATCGGCCATCAGTGTGATTGCCATTGCAACCTCCCTACTCAGAAGCCCGTTGTGACCTCCAGCACTGCCGGGTCGATTATGCCTCCTCGAACTCGGCCCCCGACGCGAAGATCGAGAAGTCCAACTCGATGCCTTCCGCCGCGCCCATCGGCGTGACGAACAGCTTCGCCTTCATGCGGCGGGTGTTGATGTAGTACGGCGTGTTCGTGGTCTCGTTGCACTGGACCTCGAACCGCTCCAGACCCCGCGCCGCCGCGATCTCGGAGAGATGGCGGTTGCAGATGGTCTCGAACTTCTTCCACGTGATCGGGTCGTTGGGCTCGAACACGAGGTACTTCACCGACGTGGCGCAGAGCTTCTCGGCGTGCAGCATGAGTCGCCGCACGTGCACGTCCGTCAGCTTCGACCACTTCCTCTGCAGCGTGCGGTTGCCGTAGAGGGTCAGGCCGCCCGTGGCGAAGTTGACGATGGGGTTGACGCGGTTGTCGCCCGTGAAGATCGGGCACAGCAGGTCGCGGTCCTCCTGCGACGGGCTGTACTCGACGTCGAGCGCGGTGATCTTGCCCCGGTTGGGACCGGCGATGGGGAACCACGGCGCGGCCATCCGGTCGGTGTACGCGCACTGGGCCGCCACGAAGCCGGACGGCGGCAGCCAGACGTACTGCTTGTTGTACGAGTCGTACACCTTGCACCACGCCCACGTGAGCGTGGCGTAGGAGGAATCGAGCGCGGCGGACGGCGCGTCGGGGTAGGACGAGTCCCCGTTGTGCCAGTCGATGACCTCGTCGCGGTCGAGGCCGAAGGGCGGGTCCACGAGACAGAGACAGTCCGCGCGGTGCTCCGCCGTGTCGATCATCTCCAAGACTACCGCCTGATGGACGACGCCCGGTACGGCGAGGACGTTGAACTCGGTCTTCTCGGCGTTGCGGACGGCCTTGAGGCCGGTCGCCTGCACGCCGGTCACCGTGCCGATGTAATCGGCGGCGGCGAGACCGGTGATGCCGTTGTCGCCCTCGTTCGCGGGGATGTCGCCCAACTGGTACGTCGCGTTGGTCGGGTCGCCGTCGGCCAGCACGTCGACCTCGATGTACTCGGACGGGTCGATCTCACCGACGATACCTTCCTCGATGACCTTCTCAAGGTATCGCTCGTCGGTCGGGTCGGTCGTCATGTTGGTGTACCGCTCGACCACCTGCAGCGTGCCGCTCTGGTCGACCGGCGCGTAGATGTTGAGGTCGAAGGCGTCGGCGGCGGCCCCGATGGCGGTGGCGTCGGAGACTACCACCTGCACGTCGTTGCCCCACACGCCCGGCGTCTTCGCGTGGATGGTGAACAGCACGGTCGGTGCGCCCGGTACGGCGTCGACACCGCCGCTGAGACCGGAGACGCCGATCTGCGCGCCGTTCTCCTGAATCGCGGCGTTGCCGTCGATGCCTCCCGTGTTGTGCGTCAGGTCCATCTGCGGGATGGTCACCGTACCGTCGACGGCCACCATGTCGACCGCCGACAGGTTGACCGCTGCGATCAGGTTCGACAGCGTGTCGGCTGCGGTCGCCCCGATCAGCACCGGCAGGTTGCCCGGCGTGTACGAGGCGTCGTCGTCGAACTCGAAGGTGTACATCTTGGTGTCGGCGTAGTTGACCGCCGACACGTTGAAGGCGTGACCGTTGATGGCCGTGACGAGACGGCGATACGCCTCGTACGGATCGGTGACGCCCGTGATGTCGACCGCGACGTCGCCCGTGATGCTGGCGTCGTCATCGAACTCGAAGACGACCACCGTCGCGCCGTCGGAGATGGTGATCTGGTCGCCGTCGAGGGGCAAGGCGGAGCCGGTACCCTTGACCCAGCCTTCTGCGGGGTTGGACACGTCACCGCCCGACATGCCGTCGACGGAGATACGTGCCGCGCCGACGGGGACGAGGATGGCGACGTTGCCTGCTGCGCCGTTCGAGTCGTTTTCGAGGTTCACCCACGGCACCGTGTCGTGGAGTGTGACGGTCTCGGCATCTGCGGGGTTGGTCGAGGCCGTGAAGGAGACGTTGCCGGTCGCGGCGACGGCGGGCGTCCCGCCTGTCGGTCCGGACACGTCGACCTTCGCGGCTGCGGCGGCGGACGTCGCCACGCGCATGTACACGAGGCGATTCCCCTTGCGGAGGTACTGGGCCGCCGCTTGGATGCCGTAGTCATCGAGCAAAGGAGGACCG